TAGCAATCATGGTATTAGCAGCTCACTATTACGAGAATCGCATAGCTGTTGGTAGTACTGCTCAAAACATTGTCCCTTTTTCCGTTCAACATATGATCCTACAATTGAAGTTGGTGAACCCAATTGAACCCTAGTCGCTTTAGACATCGTATCGAATTGTTTCAAAGAACTACTTCAACGGACAACTTACTACAAGAGATTGAAACATACGTCTCTTATGGAAAATTGTGGGCTGATATTAAAACGGTTAGAGGGCAACAGTATTTAGAGGCGGGGCATGAAGGTCAGAATAAAACTACTCGCTTCATTGTTAGAGAATCCAAAACTTTAGAGCGATTTATGCAGTCAGATAAGACAAGCTTTGAAATAGAATTTAAGGGCGTAAGGTACGATGTACGAGACGCCATGAATGATGACGAGTTGAATAAGACTGTAACGATTGTAGCAGAAGGTAGGGTTTAATATGGCTATTGATATATCTCAAATAGCGAATGAAATTAATAGAAGTTTGCGAGAGTACGCTAATGGCGTAGGTGATGAAATAGAAGAAATAGCAGAAAGATTAGCTAAAGAAGGTGTGAGAAAACTTAAAGCGACTAGCCCAGTGAGAAACGGCAAATATCGTAGAGGTTGGAGAGCTAAGAAAGTAAATGGTGTATGGACGGTTTATAACGCTACTAGTTATCAGCTTACACACTTGTTAGAAAATGGTCACGCTAAAGTAGACGGCGGTCGTGTATCTCCAGTAGTACACATTAGACCAGTAGAAGAACAATTGATTGAAGACTTTATGAGAGAAGTAGAAAGGGCGATACAAGGATGATTAGAACATTAGAAGAATTAGCGAATGCGCTGAATACTTTGTATCCGACTCGCTACTCTCATTTTAACGAAAAGCAAGACGGAACATTTATTGTTTATTTGGACCAAGGTGAACAGAATTTCCATGCAGATAATAAAGTTTTAACAGAGATAACATTGGTGGATGTTGAATTATATTCACCGGAAAAGAACTTATTAGCTGAAAAACAACTCAAGGAATTATTTAGAGCTAATGATGTTACTTATGATAAATTGGAAACGACTTATATAGAAGATGAAAAGCTCTTCTTAACAACATTCGCTATTGAATTAGTGAATGATTATCCGGATTGATTAATATAGTATACTTTGGATATTTATTATGTTACACTTATAGTAAGAGGTGATAATAAATGGAAAAAGAATACTATGTCTACGTTATTTATAGAAAGGATAATAACAATCCATTCTATGTTGGTAAAGGTAAGAAATGGCGTTATTTAGTTAACACTGATAGAAATAAAAGTTATTGTGAAGTTAGAGATAAATATGGGGCTTATCATAAAATTTTATTTAAAAATTTAGATGAAGAAGAAGCACTGATTTTAGAAGAACAAACAATATTAGAACTAAGTGAATTCTATCAATTAACTAATATTGCTAACGGTGGTATTCATGGTAATCTAGGGACTAAAAGAACAGAAGAAGAAAGAGCAAAAATTTCAGAAGCTGTTAAGAGACAATGGGACAATCCCGTTACTAGAGAACGTTTAGTTCAGTCTAGAAGAATAAGTCATTCTAAACCAGAGCTAAAAGAAAAAATATCAAAAGCTCATAAAGGGAAAGTTTTGACTGAACAACACAAACAAAAGATAAGAAATTCAATGAGCAACGAAGAAGTGAAAAAGAAAATGAAGGATAAAAAAAGTAAATATTATGATATAAAAATTTATGACCAAGAAAATAAATTGATAGCCGAATTTGAAAACAGCAATCAAATGTTAAATTGGTTTAAAAACAATATCAATCCTCAAACTTCTTTAACATCTATTTCTTCTGCTTTAAATGGAAGAAGAAAGACGTATAAAAAATTTAAAATAACAAGCAAAATAAAGAGCTAAATAAGCTCTTTTTTTATGCAAAAAAATGGAGGAAAATAAACTATGAATGATATTAAATTATTCGTTGAATTACCATCTTTACAATTCTTTGCTAACCGTGTGAATTTTGGTATTAATCGTGTGCACTATGCAGTAATTACAGAGGACCCAGTAACGGGTGAATACACGTATGCAACGCCTGTACGTATACCAGGAGCTGTATCATTAACGGAAACGACAGTAGGAGATAACACACGTTTCTACGCTGATAATGGAGTTTATTACTCAGCTAGCTCAAACCAAGGTTACGAAATGACTTTAACATTTGCTAAGATTGCAGAACAATTCCGTATCGATGTATTAGGTGAGACATTAGTTAATGGTGGTTTATATGAGAATGGTAATGCGCGTCAAAAGCAATTCGCTTTACTATTTGAAATTGATGGTGATGTACAAGAAGATAAATTTGTTTATTACAATTGCAGTGCTACACGTCCAGGAACTTCTACTACTACTAAAACGGAAACGACTGAAGTTAATACAAACGAGTTAACAATTACGGCTTCACCACGTCCTACAGACCGTGCTATTCGATGGATTACAGGCGAAACAACTGACCAAGCTATCAAAGATACATTCTATGATGCAGTAGTAGAACCTGTAACGATTCCTTAATAAATAATAAAAAATAAAATAGTATAGGAGAATGAATAAATGGAAAAGGTATTAACAATTGACGAACGCAAAGTGACGTTCAAAGCCGATGGAGCTACTCCACTACGATACCGTGCACAATTCAATCGTGATTATTTCGCGGACATTATTAGTATCACAAATAGTTTAAAAGATTTAAATACAGGTGAGGTTGATTTATCTAAAATTAACACTACAATTTTCTCAGATATTATTTATCTATTAGCTAAAACTGCAGACAAAGAAATTGGAGACATTTTCGATTGGTATGGTTCTTTCGATTCGTTCCCTGTATTTGAAGTGTTTGGAGAATTACAAGAGTTACTATTATCTAACATGCAGCAATCAGTTAAAAAAGCTAAAAAAAAATAGGAAATGGTGAAGATACTCAAAAGCCTTTAACGGTTAGTGAGTATCTTCTTGCTTGTAAAATAGCGAAGTTATCTATTCAAGAATTAGAATATATTACTGTTGGTATGGCTTTAGACCATTGCGAAGAATTTGCAGTAGCTCGTAATCCAGAATTAAAAGGTGAAAAAGAAGCTACTCAAGAAGATATTAAACGTTTCAAGAACAGATAAGAAAACGCCAATTGACAAAGGAATAACTATTGAGTTATACTTTTATCAAGAGGTGATATTAATGGAAAAACAGTATAATATTTACAAAATAACTAATTCGGAAAATGGTAAAATTTACGTAGGTTCGACTTCTAACTTCAAAAAAAGAAAAAATCTCCATATGTCTCGTTTAAGAAGAGGTAAGCATACAGAAAGATTACAATCAGATTTCAAAGAAGGTGTTTACGAATTTGAAGTAATAACATCTTGTGAGAAAGAAGAAAAAGACTTATTAGAAAGATTTTGGATTTCTTGTTATAAATCAAACGATAAAAATTTTGGTTATAACTATGAAACAGGTGGAAATAAAGGTAAGAAGTTAAATAAAGATACTTGTGAAAAAATAAGAAAAAAAACAAAATCAAGAAATTTGTCTTACGGTAATCATCCAGGAGCTAAAAAGGTTATAAGAATAAATGACGGAAAAGTTTTCGATTCTATAAAATCAGCAGCTGAATCTATAGGTTTAACACTAGGAGCCGTTTCGTCTTTATGTAGAGGTGTGAATAAATCATCATTAGCGAAAGACGGAATTAGTTATCAATTCGCTTATTACGAAGAAGGGAAGGATTACGTTTTAAAGGACGTTGATTTGAAAACTCATAATTTACCAAAAAAAGTATTGTGTATAGATACTCAAGAAGTATTTAATAGTATACATGAAGCTTCGAAAAAATTAGGACTTGCGCAAAGTAAAATTTCTTTAGTATGTAATGGTAAAAGGAATCATACAGGTGGTTACAAATTTAAATTCCTCGAATAACATCTATCTTTGATAGGTGTTTTTATTATGGAGAAAGGGGGATGTATGGTAAGACGTATTCAAGGAATAACGATAGAAATTGATGGCTCAACTACAGGTTTAACCCAAGCGCTAAGTGATGTAGATAGCGCTAGTAGAAGAACCACAGGTGAATTAAGACAGATTGACAGGGCTTTGCAATTTAATCCAGGGAATGTCGAGTTGTTAGCGCAACAACAGGAATTGTTAGCTGAACAAGTGCAAACAACAACAACACGTTTGAATGTATTAAGACAAGCTCAAGCTCAAGTCCAAGCGCAGTTTGATAGCGGTCAAATAGATGCAGAACAATACAGAAGATTTAACCGAGAGTTAATTGTAACTGAGAATCAACTTGAAAATTTACAAAACAGATTAAATGAAAGTTTAAGTGCTAACGTTGATGAATCTTCTTTAAGGAGATTCGGTGGAGCATTACGAGACTTAGGGACAGAAGCACAAAATGTTGGTCGAGAAATTGGTACAGCTTTAGGCGGTGCTGCTACGGCTGCTACTGCCGGTATAGCCGGTCTAGTATTAGGGACTGAAGACTTAAATAACGACTTAGCGAGATTAAGAACTAATGCTAGTGTAGCCGGTGTTGGATTAGAAGAAGCTGAAGGGGCTTTTGAACGTTTATTCGCAATTAGTGGAGAGGCTGATAGTTCTGTAGAAGCCGTATCTCAATTATTAGCAAGCGGATTTCAAGGAGAAGAGTTAAGTGGTGTATTAGATAACGTAGCAAGTGCCGCTATTAGATTCTCGGATACGTTAAATGTCGAAGGTATATCAGATGGATTACAGGAAACTTTAACTAATGGTAGTGAAGCCGCCGGTCAGTTTGCTGAACTTCTAACACGTTCAAATGTAGATGTTGATGCTTTTAATGAAACCTTAGGTGGTTTATCTACTCAAGCAGAAAGAAACACTTTTGCTTTACAAACTTTAAATGATATAGGTTTAACAGAAACATTAGATACTTTCAGAGAATTAAATCCTGAGGTTGCTGCATCTCGAGAAGCACAAGCAAACTTGCAAACAGCGTTGTCAGATTTATCATTAATACTAACACCGTTAATTACATTAGTTACGGATTTAGCTACACGTTTTGTAGAATTTGCAACCGCAAATCCACAATTAGTAACTGGTTTTGCTATAGTATCAGCAGCAATTACAGCATTAGCCGGTGCGTTTGCGTTCTTTTCACCTTTAGTTAGTGCCTTAGCAAGTTTATTCCCGGTATTAGCTACTGTTATAGGCGGTATATCAGCTCCAATTGCAATTGCAGTATTAGCTATAGGCGGTATTGTAGCGGCTTTGGTAGCGGCTTACTCTCAGTCAGAAACATTTAGAGACGGTGTTGCAACGGTATTCGGTGCTATTCGAGACTTTGTTGTAGAAGCATTCGGACGTGTTTCAGATTTTGTTACTGAACGTATTCAATTAATAAAAGATTTTTGGGATGAAAACGGATCACAAATTCAACAAGCTTTTGAAAATGTATTCAATGCAGTTCAAACGGTTATTGAAGCGGTTTTCCCTGTTATTCAATCAATAATAGAAGGTGTTATTGATGCCATCAGAAATGTTATTGATGGTGGATTAAACTTTATATTAGGAATCATTAAAACGTTCTCTAGTGTATTAACAGGAGATTGGCAAGGAGCATGGGATGGTGTTAAACAAATACTAAGTGGCGCAGTAGAAGCACTATTTGGATTAATTCAATTAAGTTTTGCGGGTAGAATAATTGGGATCATTAGAAAGTTCGCTGATGATGCTATTAACTTCTTCAGAAACTTAGGCAGTGGTGCAAGAAGTCAATTCGATGAAATAGTAAGTAGTGCTACTAGTCGTTTTGAAGCAGTAAGAGACGCAATACTAAGACCAATTGAACGAGCTAGAGATGGGGTTAAAGGAATTATTGATTCTATCAAAGGATTCTTTACAGGTTTAGATTTACGATTACCAGAAATTAGATTACCAAAATTACCGAGAGTTCGAGTTAACGGTGAGTTTAGTTTAAATCCTCCACGAGTTCCGAGCTTTGAATTCTACGCTAAGGGTGGTATTATGACGCGTCCTACAGCATTCGGAATTAATCCTAATACAGGTTCTACTATGGTGGGTGGAGAAGTACCTGGCATGAGTGAAGCAGTGCTCCCATTAAACGCCGAAACATTAGGAACAATTGGACGCGCCATTGCTAACCAAATGGGAGGTAATAATACACCTTCTACAATCGTTGTTCAATCAGTATTAGATGGACGTATCATCGCTGAAACAATTACACCATTCGTGTCACAGAATCAACAATCAACAACAAATTTACGAGCGGCATCGAGAGGGGTGAATTTATGATAATAGAATTATTAGACGGTACTCGTTACGATATTGAAGATTATAGTTTAAAACGTCTTTATCATTATATCCCTTCTGCTACTATAGAACATAATTCTGTAACCGTTGATGCAAGAAGTGATGTTATTTTAAATTCAAAAGTGAATAACAGAACTATTAGTGTGGATTTCGTTTATATCTCTAGGGATATTTTTGATTTCTACTTAATACGTGAAGAAGTTAACGCTTTGTTCTTACGAGAAGAAGCTTATTACATTACATTCAAGAACGAGCCACATAAACGCTGGTTAGTAAAAGTAGCTAATGGATATAACTTACAACCTAATCAAAAACTCGAAACATTCACTATTGATTTCATCACAATTAACGCTTATGCAGAATCGATAGCAACAACTCAAACTTTAAAAGAATGGGATGTTGATGCATGGTCTTGGAATGGCGCTATTGATTGGGAAGAAGATTTACAATATAGCTTCAATACAAACGAATTTACTCTTAATAATTTGGGTAATGCAACTATCGACCCTAGAGTTAACCAATTAAGGATAACGGTTAAAGGAAACTTCCAAAATATATTCCAAATAATAAATAGAACAACAAATGAAGTGTACGATTTTTCTGGTAACCTTACTAGTTCTGATGAATTGGTATTAGATGGTATACGTTCTTTGAAAAATGGTGTTTCTGTTTTTTCTACAACAAATAAAAAACTCATAACATTAAAACCAGGATTGAATCGATTCAGTGTATTAGGTGGTACATTAGACAATATTGATTTTGATTTCAGATTTATATATAAATAAAAGGATGTGGGTAAATGGCTCAATTATACAATGTAGATTCACCAATTACACGAGAACAACGAAATAACTTAAACGCAACATTTGAAGATATTCAGACACGTTTTTCAAATTTACGATATCAAATTTCTATTTTAGCAGGTGGAGCTGATTTGGAAGCTATCATTGAACGTATTTTAAACGCAGTGACACAAGCAGAAACGGTTACAAGCGACACTCAAGCTGTTCTAGTAGAAGTAAATGACGCTTTAGCACAATTAACGCAATTAACTAACGATGCTAATTTAGCAACAAACCGTGCAAATGATGCCGCAACTACAGGTAACACTTTAAATACAGAGTTGACTTCTTTACAAGGTGAATTAGTAACACTTAGGGATTCATTGCAAGATATTTTGAACTCAGAAAATCAGCGTGTTGATAATGAACAACTGCGTGTAGAAAATGAAGAAGCGAGAAATTCAACTGAACAACAACGTGTAGACAACGAAAGTGCACGTGTTTTAGCAGAACAACAACGAGAATTAGACAATGAAGTTATTCAACAAATTGTAAACAACTTCGAAAGCGTTGATTACGATCCTACAGCTACTTATGAGTTCCCTACTTTAGTTTCGTTTGACGGAAGTACTTATATTGTTTTACAAACAGTTACAGGTGTTACACCAACTGACGATAAAGTTAACTACAGAGTTGCAGCTCGTAAAGGGATAGATGGTAACGGTGCGGTTAGTACTGTTAACGGACGTTTACCAGATTTAAATGGGGAAGTTACTTTAACTAGTTCGGATATCGGATCAACTCCTTTAACATCATTCGATACTTTAAATACTCAATCAACAGAGCATTTTGCAAACAACAATATTCACAAGATTAATATTAGTCAGTTTGGTGCAGCTTTTGATGGTGTAACCGATGATACAGCTAGTATTCAAGCTGCTGTAGATTACTTAACGGCTCTTGGTGGTGGA